GAGTGTCGATTTATACCTATGTTTAAACAGACACGGTTACTTTTAATGGATTTGCAAAAACTGACCGGCAACTACCCGAAAGTGTTTATGCATCCAAAAACTGTGGCAACAGTGAGTGATCGTTTTGCTTTGATTTGTAAGCGACTTGGGATTGAAGATCTGCACATGCATGATATGCGTCACGCTGCTATTACGGGTTTTATTAAACGTGGGATGAGTATCCCAGAAACAGCGCTTATTAGCGGGCATTCTGATTGGACTCAGCTAAAAACATACACCAACTTGCGGGCCAGTGATTTGTTGGAAAAGTACAATTAAGCTCAAAAATATAGGTATTTGTGCGAATTAGTTCGATATTGGTAAAAATAGCCCGTATGCCTTTATAAAGCGAGCTTATGTCGTGACACCAACGATTACCTATATAGGTAAATCGATTACCTATATTTTGTCATTTGCGTGTTTTTAGCCGGGAGAAAGAGGTGGGATAATAGGCACTCGAAGGAGAGCCTATGGAAATCACTGACATCAATGCAATTTACGGACCCTTGTGCGGGGTCATCGGACTTATTATTGTTTTAGCGAAAATGCACAACGATATCAGCACCTTAAAAGAAAAAGTGAAGACGCTGTTTGATATTCACAATAGCAGATAGTTACGCGGCAGCTAGGAAATTAGCAACATCTTCCGTTTGGAATAGGTAAGCTTTGCCTATTTTTTTGAAAGGTATTTCAATTCTGTTTTGGGCAATTTGATGATATATCGTACCGCGTTTGATTTTTAAAAGAACAGCAAGCTCATCGATAGTCATCATTGGCCCGTGGTCAGCCAAAAGTAGGTCAAGCATCATCTAAGTATCTCCAAATATATTTTAAAATGTTTGCAAACAGCGCTAGAGTAATCCCACTCAGCGCAAATATTATAAAAACAGGCAGCGACACTAGAAGATACGCAACCCAGATTAAATTACGGATCATCCCTTGGGTCATCTCCCATTGAGAAACGTGTAAACCAAATTTTCTTTTTCTTGTCTGTTGTTGTGTCTTTGTGCTTTTGTCCTTCTCGCCATTGGTACTTGAAGGCGCTAAGTTCGCAGTACTCTTGGACCCGTTGAATGCCGTAGACAGCCACCATTGCATCTATGCACTCAATAGCAAGAGTAGTCCCGCCTCGTGTGACAGTTGCTGTGTAGTGCTTTGGCGAATGTACTTCTACGTCTGCATTAGGGTTAGCCATGCTAAGTCGATTCCAGTCTTCGGGGGTGGCATCACGCATTTTTAATCTCTAATGTATTTGACGGGTTGCGGCAGACTCATACACCGCTAAGATTTTGTTATGCCCACTCGCAAGGGCGTCGTAGGCGTCTGTTTGTCTGTTGGGATCTAAGTTGTAAAGCATGGTTTTTAAAGCACCAAGAACTGCTCTTAGCTCTAGGTGATCAAGTTCAAATGTTAAATTCATAGCATTTACCTTATTAGGGGTGCCCCGTTTTCACCACTGGTGGGGCTGACCAGCAATCAAGGTCAGGAATGTAACCTTGGTGATTTTTATTTATGCAGCTTCTTGTTTCCCCATGCCGGAAATCGACGTATACAGTTCTTCTGCTTCTGCATATAACGCTTCGTTGCAAAGACCGGCGTATTCGACTTGAAAGTTGTGCCAAGTGTTGTTACCTGCTTTTTGCATAACGGTGCTGAGTTTCCATACGGAAGCAAAACGATCTGTGTTTTGGGTAGCAATTGTTGAGTTCCAAGCATTGCTGACGCCTAACTTTGTGCCGCTCATATACATTCGAGCTGGAGTGATTGGCTCACCTTTGTCACTAAGAAGCAGTACGTTGTGCGTACCAGTTTCTTGGATGTCATAATCGTTAGGGTTGCCGCTTTCTTTCAGTGCTTTATCAGCATCTAGTCGAGTATCAAAAATGCCGAAAAAACCGCCGCCTAAATCTCGTTTTTTGAACACATTGAATGTTCTTGAGTAATAGAGATTTACAACATACAACTCGTCGAACAACTGATCGGTTGTTGATAAGTGCATCTGCCCTGCTTTTGCGCCAATTGAATCGACTTGGGGGCTCATTTTTTGAATGAGATTTAGCTTAGGAATCACGACATCTTGTGATGTGACGTTTTCGTTACCACGCGCTGAACCGCTTAAATGAGCAGGTAGATCATCGCCAGCAGTGTGCTTGACGAAACCGGGTAATTGGATTGCTTTTGACATTTGTATTTCCTTTAGTTAGTTAATGAGTTGCTGAGTTATTTTTATGAGCTTCTGTAGTTCAATTTCTCTACGTCGCTCGCTATGACGAAAGGTACGGTTTCGCCTCCGGGTTGTTCCGAAAGGTGATTTACAAGTTCTTTTACTGCCGATGAATTAAAATCTCTTTTTAATAAATGCAGGTATTCGTTCTTGTAGATCCACGCTAAAAACTCCTCCCAAGACTCAGGGTCGGGCCTGTAGTGCGTTTCGGTTTTGACATTGACGGTACAACTGTCGTTGCCAGCTTTAGATATTCCTTGCTGACGCATGGCGTATCTAATTTGCTCTTCAATAAAGCGCTTTTTTGCTTTGAGTTTTTTCTCAGCAGCGCTTGCTTGTTTTATTTCTCCGTTTATTCCTGTCAGATCTAGTAAAAGTTCGTCGAGAGAATAATCAAGAAATATTGGTTCTTCTATTTGGGCTAGCTCCATATTAGGTAATCCCTATATTGTTAGGCGACTAAAATATCTAAAAGCTCATCGCTTCTGGATATCTTTTCATTTAGTAGATGGTACACATCCACTTCTTTTGTAGCGCGTGCAGCTATACAGATTGTTTCCGTTTTGACTGTCTGCCCAATCCGATATATGCGCCGATTAAACTGTTGGAATTGCTCGCTAGAGTATGTCGGCGTACACCAGATGGTAGTGGCTGCTTTAGTCAAAGTAAGACCGTGTGCAGCCGCTTGTGGGTGGCAAAATAGAACTTTGATATTGCCTTCTTGAAAGTCTTTTACGGCTTGTGCCCTCTTTGCTGTAGACACGCTGCCATCAATAAACGCGTAAGAGAATTTGTATTTTTCAGCTAATTTACTGAGAGCTTCACGTTCATGTTTCCAGTTGAATGCAACTAGTGAATGTTCACGCTCAGAGACTAACTGCATTACTAATTCGTAGCGATCATTGTGGACTGGTACGGCTTTACCGTTTGCGTCGTACACAGTGCCTGACAGAATTTGCAGCATTTTTTTTGTCCTCGCGCCTGCGTGAATGGCAGACAACAGTAGTCCACCATTTTTATCACGCAGGGTTGAGTCCTGTTCCATTTCCGCATACGCATCGAGTACTTTCTTAGGCATGTCAACTAACATCATGTGAATGCTGTTAGGGGGTATGTCAACACAATCTTCGAATTTGAATCTAATATTTACGTCAGCTAACGCGTCAGCAACGGCGGCGGGTGCCCCCGGTTTATCGACCCATTTTACGTGGTCTTGATAACCTATAGCTTCAGGTGTACATACTTGCGAACGGAATTGAAAATACTTGTTTCCAAGGCGGGTGCCTCGGTCAAGTATCATCATCGGATGCCACATATCTAGTACCGTATTAGGTATCGGTGTTCCAGACAGTAGCGTTCTATGCTCAAAGTTAAGGGAGACTTTGAGCATAGATTTACTACGCGCAGAAGTTCTATTCTTAAACGCAGTAAATTCGTCAATTACTAGATCGGTGAATCCATCTAAGTAACTTAGGTTTTTTTCAAGCCACTTTACGCCGTCGTGGTTGATGAGAACGATGTTTGTTTGTTGGTCGTTGAATGCCGAGTGCCGATTCTTATCAGGTTGGGTTGCAATGGCATACGTTAAGCTTGTAAACCGTTCAATATCATCAGCCCACGAAGCGCGTAAAATGGATAGCGGCGCAATGACTAAACAACGACCGGCTGCTCCACGCGCAAATCGTTTTTGGTAGCTCATAAGAGTACCAAGCGTTTTACCTGTGCCTGGATCAGATGTATTGAGAATTAACTCGTGGTCATCTCCATACTTGGCCATTTTGGCTTGATGTGCGTAAGCAGTTGTTATCATCTCCATTCGCCGGGAACATCAACCCAACGATATGAACCACCTACTTTCATAAATTTTGAATGGCTGAATAATTTTTTGCCAAAGAACAAAACAATACTGACTAATAACCCGCAGAAAATGCCAGTCATTAAGCCTGAGATTGTGCCTGATATGGCAAAAATCCACATGAGAGCGAGCGTGACAGCAACATCAACTATGATATCCATGCCTAGTAGCTTGCGAACGAAGCCTGAGCCGAACTTTGCAGCGAGAAAAGCTAGTGCGCCGCACACCATAAGACCGCCTATTAAGATTGTCATTTTTTGTATTTCTCCTCTATTGGTAGTTTGTCAGTAGGAACATGAAGCATTTGTTGCAGCGCCCACACATCGTATGCAGCATCGTGCAGTGCGTTGTGATGAATCATGTTTTTTGGCCTTGTCAATTGTAGGTTTGTATTAAGACCTAGCGCCTCAAGATGAGTTCTAATGTCTCGTACTAGCCAGTATTTCCAAGGTGACGTTACGTTAAAGTCACGGAACATATCGTCCATGATACTCATGTCGAACGTCGGTCCTCTTGCAAACCATCGGGCTTTATTTTGAAGGAACGCAACTTGTATGACGTTATCGCCGCAAAACTTTTCAAACACTCCATAGAATTTCCGGGGGTGTATTTGTTGTGCAGGGTCTACGTTAAGCACTCGTTGTGCTGCTTCGCCTTGTTTTGACCACCAATCAAGTGTGCTCTGATCAATATGCCGACCAGCATCTACTTGAGCTTGGGTGTCAAAAAAGAGTTCAATACCTCCTTCTACTATTTCATCGAATGATTGAACTTTTTCGATATCGAATAAACAAATGCCAACTGATAGCACTACGGCATTTGCTCTGGTCGATAGCGTTTCTATGTCCATTGATACTGCTGTCAAGCTACGCCCCATTTACACACTTCGGTTTTGAGATGTGGGCACCACTTGCAATTGTATTTTGATGGGTTTGGTGTAAATGATGTGTCTGATGTCATTTGAATACCGCGCATGTCCCATTTTGGGACAAACTGTTCAGCTTCTTCGCGTGTGTATTTTTTATTAAGTGTTTCGCCTTTGTCTAAATACCAGAATTCACATTCTACGTATTGCAGCAGCGGGAATCTTTTGAAAGCACCAATCGCGTATAGTTGTGCTTGTTGCAGATGGTTTATTTCGTTACCGAACTTTCTGCCTGTTTTGTAATCGATGATCGTTGCTGATTGATCGTCATGTTGCACGTATGCATCGAGCTTCATCCTGAGCCAAGTGTCGAGTGACGACCAGCCAGTTATTTCCCAGTCTCTTGTGAATCCCCAGTCTTGTTCCAAGATGACTTTGGCTTGGTTATATCTCTCTCGAAGGGTTGTAAATTCCGTTTTGAATTTTTCAAGCTCTTGCGGCAGATCGATAATATTGCCTTGAACGAATTCTTCTCCAAGGAGATGTATAGCTGTACCTCGGTCCATAGCTGCACTAGAAGGCTCTGGATGCTTTTCAACCTTTGACAGATATATTCTATGAGGGCAGCTTTCATAATTTTTCAAAGCAGAGTAAGACCAGCTCGGTACGGAGCCAGTTTTAGCAGTAGCTTTCCTTAATGCATGGAGATCTTCTGCGGTTCTTTGGGGGTCGAATGTGAAACTCATCACAGTCATAATAGGCTATACCTATATTTTGTCAAGTAGCTTTAGCACTAAATGGAACTACATTTAATGAATTGTTGTGATTTAAAATGTCGTTTACATCGTCAATGTCCCAACCTGCAAGCCTCCACTCAACGCTGATGCCTGATCCGCGAAGCAATCCTTTTTTAATAGGTTGCGTTTTTATATTTGCAGAAGCTAGTTTTTTACCAAAAGCGTTGTCGAATTCAGAGAATCCAGCGATTGTGTTGTATAAGACGCGTAGCTCAGAAGTAAGCATTTTTTGTTCGGGCTGTGCTTTATATGTGTGCAGGGTTTGTATCAGAATTTCTTTAGCTCTTGGTATGTAAACGTTTGTTGTAAGGTTGTCTTCTAACAAAGGCGATAGGAAGTAAGCTAGATTTCCAGTTTTTAGATTGTAGAAGAATTCATCTTCTGCGGATTTGGATGCCATTATCATTTGTTGTTTGGAATCTGTTACTTCATTTTCAAGATGCAGAGATTCGTTGTAAGTGTAGCTTTGTAAAAAAGCAGCGAAGTAAGGCAGCTCTGAACTAAGAATGTTGTCTTTTTCAGACTGCTTTAAGTTTAAGAATTTTGGAAAACTTTTCTTTAACGGTATTTCTTGTCTAGGGCAAATTCTAAAACGTCGGTCTGTATGATCTAAGACTACTGCGTCAAGATCATTAGTGAACACCATCCAGTTGACCCAGTTTCGTTCGTTAATCATAGAAGCATACATATTGCGGACTGGTTGTTTGTGTTCAGTGATTAAAGACTTAAAAGTATTAATGAGGCCAGAGTCGCGGTTTCCGTTGACTTTGAATTCATCTATTGCGATTACAACTGAGTCGTTAATGTACGCGTTGAAGTTGTCTCGCAGATCGTTCATCCGAGCGATTTTGGCGTATTTTTCTCCTAGCAGCGGTTCGATAATGCTTTTAAGCATTAAACCTTTTCCAGTTCCCTGTGTACCTTGGAATACAAAACATATCCCGGTTTTATGTCTGCGTTGGACAATGTGAGCTAGCCAATTTATGAAATGCTCAAATTCTTCTGCGCCTACAAGATTGTTTTGATCTTTAATATTCTGGCCGCACGCGCTACCTATGATGCTTACAATAGTTGGGCAAAGTTCTGCAATCGTTGCGCCGTAACCGAACGAAACTTCTTTTAAGTGATTGGGCAATTCAGGCAAGTTTTCCATTAGTTCTGGCTGGCTGTAACGATTTAATTCTTGCTTTTGCCAGTTGATAGGTTCTATTGAAGTTGGGTCAAATCGTAAATTCCAAACGGGTAACGCTTCAGGCGCTGTGACACCAAACTCTGCACAAAAGTATTTTATTGGTCCTATTTGGTGCTTGACGTTACAAAGCGTGTTGATTGTATTTCTGTCTTTGTCTATCAATGCATAAAAGTAGTTAGAAGTTTGGAAGTCCATAAAAACAAGTGGTATTTCGCCTTTTTCGTTTGTGGCATTTTCTAAAGTACAGTAAGTAGCGATATGTTGTTCATAAGCTTCTTTGTCTGCTTTAGCAAAATCAAAAGCTGTTTCGCCTTTGAAGTTGTACATCACTGTTGGGTTGTTGCGGAATGTCCAGTACGCGCCAGAGTCACCTGACCGCCCTGCCCCATGAACATTGTATCCAATGAACTCATCTCGTTCGTTATCCCACGTTATGGAAACTAGATCTGGGTTAGTTATGTAAGATACAGATTCGCCTTGTATTTCTATTACTTTTTGTTTTTGCTTTTTTGCAGGCAACCCCATTTCTTTGCGGCAGATTCGTAATTGTTTTTCAATTTTATTTTCGATTTCAGTTATGTTGATTGTTTGCAAATAAGCATCAATGTCTAAAGTGTCGTTCACTGCTGCTAAAACACCGTATCTTTCGGCGTCAGATACAAATGGGTTGTCATTAGCATTGGTGAATGTTGGAGGGGCTATGTAGCAAAGTCGTCCTGCATCGTTGACCATAATGTCTATTGGGTAACTGAGTGTCAGTCCAGTCGCATTAATTTTGATGTTATTGGCAAAAAATTCTGAATATAGATTTAAGTGTTTGCATACATTTTTTAGAAGCTTTGGCATGATTGGCTCAGAAAGCAACCAGAACACATGCATACTGATTGTGTTTGTTTTTATTCCAAAACTACTACTCGCTTGAAAAATGCAGGTAGCATTTTGAAATTGCAGAGGTAGTTTTTGCACAATAATGTCTACATATTTGCGTACATCAACGGCAGTAAACTTTTTAGAAGTGTCGATTTGCATTGGGAGATTATCGACATCTAAAATAAATAGTTGCGTTGGTGCAAAACGATCGTGTGTTTGTTTACGTGATTCGTTGGTTAGCACTCGTTTTAGATCACCTGTGTGGAGAGCTTTTCCTTCCGCTCCTTGTTCTTTCAATACATCTAGTAAGGCGTAGCAATCATTTACGTTTACTGTGTTTGAAGAAACGTTTTTTGATAATGGGTAAGCAGTTACACCTTTTTCACTGTATGTTTTAGAAAGAGGTGAATTACCCTGCAAATAAGTTAAACGTGGCATTAACGCTCCTATTTTGTGTATCGATCAGTTACAAAGCAGTCAAGGTCTAAGACCAAGGAATCGTCGCACCATTCTGGGATGCGTCTAAAAGCGTTATCGATGATCGATAACGCGTATTGAGTTAAGTTTTTAGGGCAATGCACTACGATCTCATCGTGGACTTGCAAAACAATGTCTGCGTCTGAGGTATCGCAAAGCTTTTTGTTTACTTCCAGCATGATGTCGCGCAGTACACATCGGGCAGCTCGCTGAACAATGTTCTCAGTTAGTTTGCCGCCATATATGTTTACTGGATATTTGCCGTTCCAATAGGTTGAATCTGTACCGGTAGGAGTCACTATTGATTTCAAGTTTGGAAAACTCATGTGCATACCATCGGGCATTAATAGTTGTTTGTACTTTACGGTTAAGCCACGTTGCTGATCACTAGCTGTTCGATCGTGCATTTTCATGAGATAGGTATCGCATTTTCGCCAGTAAGCTGGGATTGCGCGATATAAATTTCTGAATGTTTGAACATATCGTTGAGCGTCTTGTGCTGTTACGTCGTGAGTCAATCCTGCTGCGCCAGTAAGGAAAGTTGTTTGTAGTTTTTTCCAGCCCATTTGATAGCCAAGGCCGAGAACACAAACTTTTCCAATCCGGCGTTCTATTGTGTGTTTTTTACCTTCTTCACTTTGGTCAAAAGTGTCGCCAAAAACTTGTAACGCAAAATCAATATAGGGATCACCTTTATTCTTGTAGATGCTTAATAGACGTTGATCTTGAGCAAACCACGCCAATAGTCGAGCTTCTATGTTGCTTGAGTCAGCTATGATTAAGTCATAACCGCGTTGGGCTTGTAGTGCTTGTCGCAGTGGGCTGGTACGTTTCAAGTTCTGCAAATTTATCTTGTTAGTACCGCTCCACCGTAAGGTATGTGCGCCAGCATACTTTAACGGGACACCTATCAGAGTGCTGTTGCTTCGGCAGTTTTCTAAGAACGTATTGGCTCTAGTGATTTCTTGCCTTGAAGCTATAGCGTTGCGTGCGTCCCAAACGTTCTTATACTGAGGGTGATCTTTTTGTAGCTTGATCCATTCCAGATCGGATTTGGAAAATGGCCACTTTAAATTGTCAGGATTTTTTAGTGTTGGTGACGGTACTTGCTTTATAGGTATTCCCTCTGATTGTATCCAGTTTGCAAATCGTTTACTAGAACTGAGAACCTTTTCTGGTACGTTTTGGGCCGATATAAGCTGCTTTAGCGAAACTTCCAGAGTTTCTAAATACTCTCCCACTTTTCTAATATCGACTGATAGTTTAGGACAAAAATACATTTTGTGAGTAAGGGCCATTGCAGCCAGTTCTTCTTCAGGAAAAGCTTGGTACATTGTTTGAAACAATGCAAAACAGACATTGACATCGTTTATTGCATACTCTTGCAATGTGTAGAATTCTTCAGTTGTTAGCTCTTTCTTGCCTTTAGTGTCTGTTAGTCCACTGGTTTTGTGTGGGCCGTTGGGGAATAGACGCTTTGCTAGACCAGCTAGGCTGTTTTTTCCGAAAGGAAATAAAGCACGTCCCATTGCTAGGGTGCAGTAAGCCGTAGGTACGTCAATGGCGTAGTGCAAGGCTAAAATGCAACCATCAAAAAACATATTGTGCGCGACGATGATGTCATCTTCTTCAATTAAGTTAGTGAGATATCGTTTGATGTCGGTTGATATGTATTTGGTTGGTTCGTCATTGATTTTGACTGCCACGCCGTGAACTTTAAAGTCGTCATGTTGTATATATTGCTCGTAACTGAGCTTGGTTAACGAGTATCCAGTTGCATAGTATGTTTCAAAATCTAGCGTTATTACTTTCAAGGGGGCCCCTTACGTTGTTTTGTCAGCTACCCACAATGCAGTTTTATGTAGCATTTTTTTAGCTGTTATAAATAACCCAGTAGATATTGAGCGAGTTGTTAACACAATTTCCCGGCTGGCCCGGCGCAATGTTTTGTTAATCATGGGCAATTTCCATTTTTATTGATGTGCCAAATTTGAAGCGATCTACGTCTGTTGTTACCCAGATAACTGGATAATTTGGTTCGTCAAAGCTTGTGTTTGCATCGCCGTCGGTTAGATAAATAACGCACGCAACATCGATGTGGTTATTTTCAATGTATTTGAAAACGGGGTCGAACCTAGTACCGCCGCCAACATCGACTTTTACAGGTGTATCGGGGATGTGTTCAGCGTCATCGTATTCGTGAACTTTTCCAAGCTGGGTTGAACACCAAGCAAAATGAATTTTTTCGGGTTTAGTGAGTTTCATTATTGACATGGTTTCTGACCAAAACTGAGAGCGTTCTTGAGGACTTGTCGATGCACTGGAGTCGGCAACGATAAATACTGGTCGCATTTTGGGTTCTGGATCGTAGCTAGGCATGTATAAGCCCATAGAGATGTACTTTCTGTTGGGTGTAGACCAACTAACATCTTCACCACGCACCTGGTCCATCATGTTTTGTAAGACTGTTCGCCAATTGACTTTGGATTTGAGCGTGTTATCTACAATTTCTGATTGCCAAGTGCCGAGCTTGCCTGCTTTTCTTGCTGTTGCTTCAGCATTAGCTAAACGCATTTTTATTTCTTGTTCATCAAGCTCGCTGGCATCTTTATCAGGGGTTGGCAAAGCATCCATGTTGAATTCGCCTGATTGGCCGGATTCGCCATTTGAATCGCTATTATTTGCAGCGTTGTTTTGTTGCAACAGCGGGTATATTTGCTCCACGACATGCCGCGATATTTTTCTTCACAGAGCCAGTCTGGAATTGGCGTATAACCATTGTCTTTTAGGATTAAGTTGATTGCATAGTCTTGTGCCATGTTGGCTAGCTTGGCGTCGGGAAATTGCATTTTTAGTTTAGGTTTGTAGTGGTAACTACAATGTCCGAGTACTGGGTGCAGTCCTTCATGCGCCATGATTGTTTCGCGTTGGGGCGGCGTTAGCGACATAAAATATTTAGAGTTGATATATATTTTTTTGCCGTCTGTTGCTGCGGTAGGCACTTCATCGTGGTCCCATACTTTTTCAAGAGGCAGATGCAGTGAGGCCATAAACGGGTCGCTCATTTGACTTGAAATTGAACATTTCGTGTAGGCTGCTTTGGCTAGGCTGTCTGACGCCATTGATTATCTCCAGTTGTGAATTACAAAAGTCTATTGCGAGTGAAGTTGCTTTGATTGCTTGGTCGCGGTTTTTAGACACGCTTGAAAGGTCGATTCCTTTTAGCGAGTTAATTACAAAGTAAGCTGCACGATTTACTTCGGGTGAAGAAGTTAGTGCGTTTTTTGCTAAAACTCTTTCAGCAAGATTGATATTTGCTTCAAATCTGCTGGAATGCACACGCTCTGCTGAGGGTAGATCAACGAGGTGTGCGGACAATGCTTGCAGTAGGTCTTGTATTTGATAGCGATCGATTTCTACTGTTTGTTTGTCGCATCGTTGTTTGTATTGTTCAGCAAAAGTAGACATTTCATTGATCTTTGTAGCTCGCCAATCATCGACTTGCGGAACTGGTTCAAAATGAAATTCAAAACTAAATTTTTCTTCGAGTTCAGCAATGCTAGGTAGATCGTCTGGGTTGTACATATCTCCGAGATGCTGTTTTGCGATCGCAGGTAAAAGGCTGTGTTGGTTAAGCAGGTCTTGTTTAGCTGATTCGAACCTAGCTTTGAAGTTGTTAAGTTCGTGAGTGATGGTAAACAGTTGCGAGGCAGGGAACATATTTCTAGCAGTCATCCACGGAACTGTCATGTTTTTTTCGTAAGAACGTGCTGCTGATTCGGCAGCGTTAATGGCGCTTAGAAAGCTTGTTGGTACGATTGGTCGATTAACCCGAGCCGCACGTTTGTCAGATTTTTTGAGCGCGTTAATTTCGGCTGATGCGTCACGATCGTGCTTGCGGCCATGCCATTTACGAATGACAAGATCGAGAGTTAGTGCTTCTTTTAGTAAGTTCATTTTTAATCCTCAGTTTTAGTAATTCCTATTTGATATAACAGTTGGGACGCGTTCTCTGAATAACCGTCGTAGCGATCTTGAGCGTCTTCAGTTAGTACATAATTGCCTTCATTGTCTTCTTCGTATTCGAGGCATTCCCATTCTTCTGCTAAAGCTAAGGCTACGGTGTCTACCATTTCGACGTAGCGTTCGGCTGATACAACGATTGGGGTATATTTCACACGTCCTCCCATGTGTTGATGATGTCGCGGACTTGATCGCGTTTTATAAGTAGACGCGCGTTGACAATACGGCCTTGCTCTAACAGTTGATTTTCTATGTCTTCCAACTGTTCTTGCCATTCTGCTTTGGTGGTTGGATACTTAAAGGGTGAGTTCATTTTTAATTCTCCTACCCTGTTAATGCTTGTTTAACTAGGGCTGTTTTAATGCTTGCTAAGTCTTCATCAGCAATGTGATTGCTTAGGTTGTTTTTTAGTTTTGGCTTTTTGTTTACGTAGATTTTGTTTATAGCCCAATTCGGCATATACATTTTTGCTTGCGGGATTTCTTTAATGAAAGTGTTTGCCCACACGTAGTTTTCAAGCGCTGTTTGCATAGCTTTTATTAGCTCTTCTAACGCAGCTATTTTTGGTTCTATTTTTTCTATTGCTGCAACGTAATCGCGTATTGCTTGGGGGCAATCAGAACTGTTTTCATCTACAGTTACATATTGTCTATCGCTAGCGTAACGATCTGTGTATAGCTGGTATTCAATAATCTCTTCAGGAATGTGGACGCATTTGTGCGTAATAACCCTGCCGGATGGCATTATTTTTGTTTGTATACTGCCTATGTTGAATCTACCTTCTGTAAGTAATTTTGTGTCTGGACAAGCTTTAACCCATTCTTTTATTGTTTCAGGCACAAGTGACATCTCGAAGGCGTAGATCAAGCTGTCAGGTATTGTTAAAACTGGGTAAGTAGGCTTGCTTTGTGTAAGCTTTGTCATGATTTCTTGTTTGAGTTTATCGCTCATGCGTAGTTGGGCCATTGATTTATTCCTTTAGATGATGTTTTGATTTTTAGGATCAGAGATCCACGCCAAGAACGTTGGCGATGAAATTAGTTCTTCGTGTCTAGCTACCGCATCTCGTAGATAACCGACTTGGAACTCTTTTGGCATACGATCTGTGTATTGGATGATTTGTTGAAAGTTCAAAGGCGTAGTGTGCTCAACGAGTGTCGAGACAACAGCGTATTGAGTACCTACTTCAACAGGTATTCGACAGCTATGTGGATTAGCAACAATTTCATCGATGCTAGGGGCTGCGTGTTTTAGTTGTTGAAAAGCTAAGAATTTCATGGCTGCTTCAACACCGACAGCGCCACTTACAACTTTTAACAACCGTTGCGGGTCGATAGCCGCGCGTAAGCGTCGAGATAAAAGTGACCATGTACGAGGGCTACCCCAAGCTTCTGCATTTGGGTCAAAAGTCATGAAGTATTGCGGCATGTAGTCGAGGAACGCACTGATGTCTGGATTACCGCCAGATGCTTGGTGGTATTTTTTCCAAGGCGCTAGGTCAGGCTCAAGCCAAAAGTGGTAAAACCTACTTTTTAATGCAGCAGGCATTTCGTATGTTGCTGATTTGTCTTCTGCTCGGTTGCCAGTAGCTACGTGGCACCAGCCTTCCGGCATACGCCAGTCATCTTTACGACCTTCTTGGATGATACCAAAGGTGCTGGTTTGAACTAAACGCTGTGCTTGGGGTAATTCTTCCCATAGCAGCACACCGCGTTCGCCATCGACTTCTGCCCGAGGAAGGAAGTTAGGCAAAGTCCAGCTAGTAAGCTTGCCTTGCTCAGTGTCTTCGACAAACGGCAGACCTTTAATGTCTACAACGTCCATCAAGTTGAGTTTTACTTCTTTTTTGCCGATGTTGAGGCGCTTAATAGTAGCGTCAACAATTGATGTTTTACCTGAGCCGGGAGGTCCGTGTATAAAAGTAGGGATGTTTAGACCTATGTTGATTTCTAATTCGTCGGTCAATTCCTGTTGATTAACAGTTTGTACGTTCATAAATATTCCCGTTTTGATTAAAGAGGTGTTACCTATATATTTTATCGCTTGTTTTTTACATCGGAGGTTCCTTTGGGGTTTGGAGTTAGTTTTTCGCTTTCTAAGATGTCTTCGAGTATCAGCGAGCGCATTGCAGCAGCTTCAGCGCGTGGTAGTTTGGTAAATAATTTGATGTCTGCTTTTTTGAGTTTGTATGTTTTCCAATACAGTGCTTCTGCGGGCTCAGTCTGTATTGTAAAAGCGTACGTGTTTCCGTCATCTTCGGTGTGGAACATCTCCCATTTACGCATTGTTGTCTTCATATAGTATTTCGACAGTTTGCGCGATACGTTGATCAACTAGCTCGATGAACCAATCGGAGTCAAAGCTACGGTCTAGTTCTGTTTGCACTAAAGCTCTTATTTGCTCGCGCAGTGATGGGTGTACATCTAGGTTGGTTGCTATTTGTTCGTTTGATTCCACGGTTCTGAAGGATAGTTTCATATTTAAAGCACCAAGTTTTTATTAGAATCAACAAAGTGTTCTGCTTCTTTGAGGTAGTTCACCAGAACACTTGGACTTAACCCGAGGTGGGTACATAAACTGTTTTGCATTTCTTCGTTCTCCATTGCCAAGGCAACGGCGATGCTGGCGCAGACGTACAATGCGTTAATTTGAGCGGGTGCTTCTCCGGTCATTTATTTCTCCTTTGTCGATTGTCGAGTGTCGAGTTACATTTATATGCGGCTTATAGTGTCGAGTGCTTACATTTACATGCGCTTCATAAAGCGATTTTGGTTATGTATGGCTACAAAACATTTGCACGGTTTTTCGTTCTATTTGTATGCTTCTTCTTTAATGCGCCCCAACTCCTCTAGCACCAGCTCTTTGATTTCTTGATCTGTCATGACGGAATGTTTAGTTGGCTCTCCTACATTTATATATAGAGTCCAAGTGTTATTGTTTTCTTGAACTACATCTGCATCATTCCAACTATCGTTGAGTGCGTGGTGAAGTACGTGCATGAGCAGTTCAACTGCTTCTATTTCACGCACAGTAGGGCCCTTCGTCTGTAAATGTAGCTTCTAAGTAGCGTTTAAGTTCGGTTGTTGAGATTAACCACCCTTCAGGACTGTGCAATTCATAGGTGTCTAAGCTTGTTTCGATTTGGTTGATAGCTGTGTACAACATGGTTTGCAGATACGTTATTTCTGCTACAAGTTGTTCATTTTTTTGAACGCGATCGTCTTCGGTGTATTCAGTGAGTAATTCACTGCATAACTTTTTAACAGAAGAGATTTTGTAAGTGTCTTTGGTTTTCCAATTGGTAGCGACTTGCACGTTGTTGTTTGTCAGCTCGTTACACAATACACGCACCAGGTCAACCCAGTGTTGTGTGTTGTATATCTCTGGCGTCTTGTCTTTAATCATAAGTAACCCGAGGATTGTGGAGGTAAAAAAAAAGCGACCCCCGACCCCTTTCGGGGCCGAAGATCTGCCAGAGAGTGCTCTCTCTGACGGGGGTGGACGTTAGTGCGTGGCATTACCTACCATGCCAAACGGCTCATTTGATGCCTGTTCGATCTGCTGTTCGAGCTGTGTCGCTAGTGGATCGAGGATGTTGGCAAATTCATGCATGATGATGATGTCGGCTTGGATGTTTGGGTTACGATTGCCGAGCATGTTAAGGGTCTCTTTTTGGACTGAAGCTAGTCCTTTTTTGATGATCCGTAACAAGTGACGATCGGTGGGTACAAGATCAGTGTAGAACTCGCCAGCAAACGTCTTTGCATCTTCGATACGGTCATTACAGAAGTCGGTTAGCACTGCTGTCATGTCTTTGTATCGGGCTGCGTTAGATCGTTTTTTATCAAGTGCATCGCTCATGTAATCATCGATTGAGGGCTTGAACTTGTAGTCTTTTGGGAGAAGCTTTAACACGTTGCGGTATTGCGCTTGTATTTCTAGTTTCTCAGCGTTGGTGAGTTGATCAGGCACTTCGCAAGCAAGCTTGACAAAGAAGTCTGGGTTAAGTGAGTACTGACCGAAAGATGCTTGTAGATAAGCAATGTCTAGTACCCTGCCTGCATCACGTACATTGTCGAGGCAGCGATCGTAGTAGCCGAGTTGCTGCTCAGACATTACAAGGTCTGGGTCATTGGCTCGTTGGTTGTCGATGTCAGTGATGACTTTTTGGTTGTTGACGATATCGAACACTGCTTGGTTGCAGAGCGCTTTGAAGAATTGACCTTTGAAGGCAACAGTGTCGTCTAAGATTTCGATAGCTTTTTCGAATTGCACTTGGATGTTTTGAGTAGACATATTTTGATTTCCTTGATCCATAAAATTAACAATGTTTCTTTGAATAGGCAATACCTATATTTAAAGTGAAGCTAAAAATAACTCGAATTGTGCGTTGAGCATCTCTCGCTTCAGTTGTGGTACATCGGTTTTACTTAACACGCGCTCCTCCAGGCGCTCAAGTATTGTTGATGGGTCGGATAAACAGTTGATACCGTGCGCTGCTTCTGCGATGTCTCGTTTGTCCCAGATTCTTGCTGCTTGGTAGTCACTTAGCATTAGATAGCTTCCTTTTCTAGTTTTAGAACCCTATTGACTAACGCGCGATCTAATCGTGAAAGCTCGTTGGCTATTAAGAATCCAGCGGCGTATGTTTGCTTGATGGCTAACTCTAAGTTTCGCAATCTTTCAACACTTTTTGCGTTATCGATCCGTTTAATTATTGAAGCCATTGCACGTTGTCTTGCTTCCTTTGGTCCCATTGGATCAACCCTTTCTTTTACTACGTTCTCCATGCGTTATTCCTTTTTTAGTGAGTGGTAGTCCATGAAATCCATGAACAACTCAGTACATTCCACCTGTAGCTCCGTAATGCGGTGGATAGTGTATTCACCTTGAACGAAGTCTCGGTAGTGACCGTCTTTTGCTTTTTCCATGAATTCATCGATGGATTTGCATTGATCAAGCACTGTGTTGATACCTCGTATTTCTAGGTATTCACGTTTAGTTACCTGTTTCTTTTTGAAAGGCCACATCAGGATGCAAGCTTGTCAAGAAACATACTAAACATGCATGTCGTGTTGTTTGTAAGTGAAGCGTCGAGTATGTAGCTGCCGAGTGCAGGATCTCCAATGCCTGCTTTGTCTGCGCCGTCATACTGAGCGAACAGTTTGTATTCAGGGAACCACGTATTGAGGTAGTTTATAGCTGTAAACAACGCCCGCTTGTCTGCCGGTGTTCTGTCAAGCCGCTCGAACTTTACAAGCAAGTTGCAATAGTGCGAGTAGACTGGATAGTAGGGCCGGTTGGTGGTGTCTATGTGAGACATTGATCCCCAAAGTTTAGAGTCGTGCGGTATGCCGTCTTCTACATACCGTTCTAGGGTTGAATCACCGAACAATTGGTAGTTTTGGGTAGTCCATGTGTCTTCGGCTAAATCTCTACGAAACCCTCGCCCGTCGTCAGTATGTGTATAACTCATACATCACCCCCGGAGCCTGGTGTGTCTATGTATTCTGAAACGTCAGGCATGTACTCCATTAGCATCTCGTTGGCTTCCGTGAAGAAATCGAATGGGTTGACAGCAATAACGGCTACTATAAAAGCGGTGTTTGTTGCTGCTTGTATGACTGCATCTTTAGTGAGATTGCCTGTCCACGGTGTGACTAGGCTCCATGTGTATGCCCAATGCTTGTCAGGATTAGCTTTGTTCCACTGCGCTTTGATTGAATCTGCGTTAAACATTTGCTACTCCTTAATCAGTGAGGTCGATGATGCCGTGTTGATCTAGCTCGAATAAGGTGTAAACACCTAAGTCTTCGGCCATGTCTGCGGATGCTGATAAGTCAGCGAGTAATACACCGCCGATCGCTAATGCGATGTCGCCACGATTGTCTACTGCCCATTTACCGGCTGCTTTGAGCCGTTCCATGTTAAGAGTGCCGAGTGCCGCGAATAGTCCTGCTTTTGCTACGTTTGATTTATTCATGCTTATTGCTCCTGAGTGTCATTAAAGTATTGTTGTGCGTACTGGTTATCTGACTCGGCCATCAGCACTTGTAGCTCATGGATTAGGTCGGGTAATTGATACCGTTGGATTGGCGTTATGGTTATGTAGCCACTGTCATGGAATTCAGTGAATTGAGGCCATGAGTCTGCGAGGTGTCTTGCAGAGCGTGCAAGATTAAGGTGTTTGGCTGGGCTTGCAAGATTATCGAATTGATTAAACTTCATAATAGAATCCTTCTACAGATGATGCGGTTATGTGTAATTCGATGTCGTTTGGATCGTCGAAAGCTAATTCGGCAACAAACAATTCGAACTGTTGGTCCAGTGTTAATGTATGGTTCATAGATTATTCCTATTGATTTAAATGATATTGGTACAGGGCAGGATTGCCGATCGTCGAGTGACGATTTGCCTTGTTTTGGGAAGTTGAGTAAGATCAACGAGTTACGAGTGTTGTACAAGGCAGTACATGGTAGAAATCAGGGGATGAAATCTGCCATGTACCAGATAGCGGTTAGCTAAGGTATTGATATACATACTTTATTATTACTACTATCATTAATATTTATATAAAATACATAGTAGAAAGGTGTTAAACAGACTTTATGTTTGCGATAAACGAAAACAAGGGTCTGAATAATGAAGAAAGAATGGATATCGTTAAAAACGTTTTATATAGCACAGGATTTACACCTTCTGTGCCGTGTACCATGTGTTATGGGATTAACATTGGTATATAAAACAATAAGTTACAAGATAAAGGTAAACTAGCTACCATGTATTTCGCACTCTACATGCTTGGCACTCCCTACTCGCCACTTGTTAAGGTCCATCGTGACTCGAAACTCGAAGTCTGACGGGGGTGGGATCGTCGATCAATACTCTCAGATTGACGATTGACGAGTGTTAAGAGACCTTGTTGGGTATACAAGACCAATTCGGTATCTTGACCCAGTTGGAGGTGACGCCATGAGGCGTTTTCCGCAACGCTTGCGCTAGGAGCACAGCTTCTGCACGGCCCATTGTCATCTTGGCTCGATACTTGGCGGTCGCCGATTGGATACAGACCAAGTGACGAGTGCCCTTCTTGGTTTGCATCGGCTGGATATACACTTCTTGGATGTTGAACTTGCTCATTGGGTATCTCCTTTGTTGGATGTGGGGTGCGGCATTACGAACGTAAAGAACGAGATCGTTAGGACGATCGTGGATAGTGCGAATACGATGATTGAGTCGATAGGCATGACTTACTCCCCCAACACTACTTTGGCTTGGGCGTACTGTTGCTCGGCATAGGCACGGTTTGCCCTAACTTCCTTCTCGTAGAGGTGGCCTTCGACCTGGCAGCGTCCGATATCGGTTAAGATCGCAGTGCCTAGGCCAAAGAACAGGCTACCTGTTACTGCTTCGACTGCGAGCATCGTTGCTCCTTGAGTACCTACTGACTTGGCAATCGCTTTAGGGCTCCATACCCCGCCGTCTTTGTCGTTGCTGTATAGCTGATTGACAATGCCGTGTGCCAATGCGGTAGTGGCGAGGGCTTTCGCTTTTGCTTTTGCTTGTTCGAACATGATGTATCTCCTTGATACTGGTTGATGCCGTAAGTGGCACAAAAGGAATTCCACCTAGGTTCAATGCGATTGCGGATGGACAAGGTTCCATATACGAAAACGGGATTGAAGGTGGAACAAGTCCGAATAAGTAGAAAAACGTGTGTGCCGGAAATACCCCATATTTTTTTGCCAATTTTTTTGTATCGTATTTTTCTCCTTTTATTGGTACACTTGCCTTTAATTATAGGTAACACCCATATTCTTATATGAAATTCGTGCCAGCCAAAAGAGAGAAGCTATTGCGCTCCATTGCTCGCACTGGGGGAATCCTTGAGTCACTGACTCACACCGGCGTCCATCGCTCGTCTTATTACAACAGAAGATCAAGGAGACCTGTTTTTGACCATGCTGTTGAGATCGCTCTTTGTTATCACAAGACCAAAAAAGCCAACGAGGAACTCAGTTACCTAACCGCAGGTGCTTTCCCAACTTCAGCGCTTTCTGAATGTTTAGAGCGTCTGATTGAAATTGACAAAAAACAGTGACACAGACTACGTTGAATACAGCATCAGGCTAATGGTGAGTAACGCCAAACTGCGCTCGATAGCGAAGAGTCTAAAAAGTGACTTGACCTGCATGTATGTACGCGAAATGTTGCTGAGTAACCGCTGGAGATGCGCCCAGACTAATGTGTTGTTCGAGTTTGACGGGAGTGGCCGCAACCCGTGGCAACCCAGCCTCGACAGAATAGACAACAAGAAAGGCTATGTAATCGGGAACGTGCAAATGGTCTGTTTGATTTACAACCTCGCTAAAGGGATGTGGGGTCCAGAGACGATAGAAGAACTGGCTTTAATTATGTCGGAGAATAATCTTGCCTGAGACGATAGCTGATCGTGATAAGTACTTTCTACTCAGTGTTTATGAGCAAGAAAATTTATCTCCACTGACTCCGCAGAAAGAAAAATTTTTATTATATTTTTTCCGAGGAATGTCCGTCGCCAGTGCAGCTAACGGCAGCGGCTTAGAATTACAGAAAGGACGCGACCTTTTACAAAGCACCGCTGGGCAAACTCTTCTCTCGCAACTCAGAACTCGTGAAGCAACGGATCTTGTAATAACGCGAGAGAAGCTAACAGGTATGTTGCTTGAGGCGCATTCACACTCGGCAACCGCCACAGAAGAAGTGGCTGTCATCCGAGAACTAGGCAAGATGCATGATCTCTACGCAGACTCGAAACGGCAGGTAGAGATCAACGTAACTAAAACAATCACCAACATTAATCAGATTGAACGCGCCAGCGACGATGAACTAATGAAATTAGCTGGCTCGACAATCGACCTAGATCCATCGTCCTACGCCCTAGAGTATGAACAAGCGGATGTAGCCGAGTGAAGATTGTCGAGCAACCATGTGCTAATTGCGAAAGCGTGCTGCCCACTACCCTCCTTTTACGAGGGCTATGTGCCGAGTGCCGAGCCAAGGCAGATCTAGCTGAGACTAAGAAGAACCTCCCCGGATTAGTTGCCGACGGTAAGTTAATCCCCGGAAATGAAATGCCGATCACACGCAAGGCGTTAGGCAAGAAGCTTCAAGAGCATGAAAAGCGACTGGAGCAAGAGTTTGAACCAAGTGCTCAAGCCAAAGCAGAGCTTGCTAAACGCGAGCTTGCTAGAAGACGACTGCTCCCGTTCGTAGAAAAGTTTACGCCGGACTATCAACCGGGCTGGGTGCATGTAGATATCTGCAAACGCTTGGAAGGATTCATGGAAGCAGTGGCGCGACGGGAATCACCTCGCCTGATGCTAGTCATGCCGCCCAGACACGGTAAAAGCCAGATCACCAGTAAACGCTATCCGGCTTGGGTGTTGGGCCATTACCCCAATTGGGAATTTATGAGCTGCTCATACTCAGGCGCTCTGTCCATGTCCTTTTCCCGTGAAGTACGTTCGGTCATGCGTGACCCCGCTTACCAACAGCTATTTAAGACTCGACTAGACCCTGACTCACAAAGCGTTGAGCAGTGGATGACCACAAACGGCGGAGGCTTAGTCGCGGCTGGTGTCGGTGGCGCGATTACGGGTAAAGGCGCACATATTTTAGTAATTGATGACCCTGTTAAAAACCGCGAAGACGCAGACAGCGAAACCGCACGGCGGAACACATGGGACTGGTATACGTCAACGGCGTATACCCGACTAGCTCCCGGCGGCGGCGTATTGGTAATACAGACGCGTTGGCACGATGACGACCTTTCTGGCCGGTTGGTGCAGGCGATGGAAGATGGCGGAGATGAATTTGAAATCGTTAACTACTCGGCCATAGCCGAAGAAGACGAGGCGTTCCGAAAGCAAGGCGAAGCGCTGCACCCACAGCGCTACGATGTAACAGCGTTGGATAGAATCCGCCGCGCTGTAGGTGAGCGGGATTGGCACGCGCTGTATCAAGGCAACCCCATCTCTGATGATGGCGCGTATTTCCAAAAACCGTGGTTCAAGATGTACGAACTACAAGAACTTCCAGATGCCGATGAACTGGTCTACTACACCGCTTGGGACTTGGCGATCGGCACTAAGGAAGAGAACGATTACACCGTGGGTATCACTGTAGCATTAGACCGCTTTGATAAGTTGTGGGTTGTCGATATGCAGCGTGGTAAGTGGGACGGTATGCAGATCGTTGAAAAAATAATAGACACTTGGGAACAGTTTAGATCCCAGATTACTGGGATCGAACGCGGTCAGATTGAATTGTCGTTGGGGCCGTTTCTCCAAAAGCGAATAGCCGAGCGTAACGCTTGGGGGCTTTACGTAGAGCCTATGAAAACAGGAAGGCGAGACAAACAAGCAAGAGCACGAAGTATTCAGGGCATGTTACAAGCTGGGCATGTCTTCATACCGTCACCAAGCGAGTGCTCTTGGTCTCTTACCATGCAGAATGAGATGTTGCGATTCCCTGCTGGCGTACACGATGACATCGTGGATGCCTTTGCTTGGGTCGGACTGCTTATTACTGACATGGCTCCTTCTCAGCCTAGGAAGCCGAAGAAGCCTCCTAGTTGGAAAGACAAACTTGATAAATTCATAAAGCCAACCAAGGACGGTGGTTCTTGGATGACCGCTTAGAGGCTAACTATGCACAAAGATACCAAAAGAGATCAGAAGACAATCGACGGTGAAGCTAAGACCGCCGAAGTTCAGTGGCACCGTTACGAAAGAGCGCGTGACCACGGGCATAACGAATATTTAGAGATGGCCGACAAATGCAACAATTTCTACATTGGAGACCAATGGGAAAAAGCAGATGCACAAGTACTTGCTGCACAGAAACGACCGGCGCTAACTATTAACATGATTCTCAGTACAGTAAATGCTGTGTTGGGTGAACAAACCGCAAGGCGTGTTGAGTTTAAATATAAACCACGGAACGGCGGCACTGAGGACACAGCATCTGTACTTACTAAATTATGTTCGGCCATTAAAGACGCCAATCACTATGACTGGGTGGAATCAGAGGTATTCGCAGATGGCATCATTCAGCATGGCCGTGGGTTTTTCGATATTCGCGTTGATTTTGATGACAACATGGTCGGTGACGTTGTTATACGAAGCGACGATCCGCGTGAGATCCTTCTTGACCCAGACGCTAAAGAATACGACCCAAACACATGGCGCGAGGTTTTTGAAACACGGTGGATGTCAGTCGATGAGATCGAGCAGATCTACGGCGTGGAAAAAGCAGAGCAAATAAAAAATATAGGCATTAACTCTAATCGGTTCTCTGCCGACTCGGTACAGTACAATGAGGAAACGACTTTCGGCGATGCGCGAGATAGCGAGGAGCAATCTTCGTGGGCACGCTCGATGGAAGAAGAAAAGTCGGTTCGCCAAGTACGAGTTGTTGAAAGGCAGCACGTAAGGTACGAACCCTGCTACCGGTTCGTAGATCCCGAAACGGGCGACACTAAAAAAGTGCCCAACACTTGGGACACGGAAAAAATGGAGGAGTTCGCCTACCGCACTGGCGTTCAACTTATCCAAAAAGTAGAGAAGAAGGTCCGATGGACTACGACAGCAGACCGCATCGTGCTCCACGATGACTGGTCTCCGTATGAAACTTTCACCAAGATCCCGTTCTTTTCTTACTTTCGACGCGGCAAGCCCTTTGGTCTTGTCACCAATCTAATATCACCACAAGAACAGCTCAACAAATTATCCAGCCAAGAGCTGCATATCCTCAACACGACAGCTAATTCCGGTTGGATCGTGGAGGCAGGTACTTTAAACGGCATGACCGCTGACGATTTACGCGACCAAGGTGCTGAAACCGGCCTAGTCATCGAAACAAACCCCGGACGGATAGGCGGATTGAGCAAAATCGAGCCAAATCGCCCACCTTCTGGGATTGAACGCGCTGCAATAAAGTCAGCACAATTTATAAAGGAGATTTCTGGCATAAATGAGGCGATGTTGGGCATGGAAGGCTCAGAAGTCTCTGGCGTTGCGCTCCAACAACAGACAATGCGGGGTCAGGTACAGATTGCCGTTCCTTTTGATAATTTACAGCGCTCACGCTATTTCGTTGGCCGAAAAATACTCGAATTGGTGCAGCAGTTCTACACAGAACCGCGTGTTTTTGCGATTGCTACTGAAGGGATGGACTTCAAGGACGAAAAAGACCAGCAATTGGGTATCAATATCCAAGAAGCTACAGGCGAAATCATAAACGACATCACCGTTGGCAAATACGAGGTCGTTCTTTCCACTATGCCAGCTAAAGACAGCTTCGATGATAGCCAATTTGCGGAAGCGTTGTCTCTTCGGCAGGTCGGTGTGGCTATTCCTGATGATCGTATCGTCGAATACAGCCATTTGGCTAAGAAGTTTGAGTTGTCTGAGGAAATCCGCCAACTTACTGGCCGTGGTGAGATGAGCGAGCAGCAGATGCAGCAGGCTCAGTTTGAAATGGAGATGCAAGCTCGCATGATGGCGGCAGAAACAGCTAAGGCTGAAGCTGAAGTCATGAAGCTAGAAGCCGAAACTATGAAGATCGCCGCCGAAGCAGCGATGCAAGAAGGTGGTGTTGACTCGCCTGAGTTTGAAATGCGCCGCGAAGAGATAGAAGCAGACCTTGTGAAAGCACGGGAGCAGTTACAACTACGCCGTGACCTCGCTTCCCTCTCAGCGCGTAGTCGCTTCGACCAAACCGCCTTGTCTACCAAGGGCAAAATTATCCAAGACCGTGCTTCGCAACAAGAGAAACGTCGCACGGAATTGGTTAAGGGCGATATGACTCGCCAAATGGAGCGGGAACGTGCCGCTTACCAGACACAACAACCCCAGAGGAAACCCCCAAAATGAGCGATAACGCCGCAGAAGCTGTACTAGATGAACCTGATTTTGCTGAAGAAACATTTGCTGGTGCCGATGAGCCGGAAAGCAGCACTGAACCCACTATTGATCGAGGAGATGTAGTTGCAGATTCAACGTCGGAACCAGTTGAGGAAGCAGTGGAACCTGCGCCAGAAGAGACCGAAGCTGAAAGAGAGCCAGGCGCTGAAGCTGAGGCTGAAGCCGAACCGGAAACCGAAGCAGTGGCTGAAGAAAGCAACAGGGATGCTTTCCAAATTCCTAAATCGAGACTCGATAAAGAAATAGCCCGTAAGAAAGCATTGCAGAACCAAGTAGAGGAATTGCAACGTAGGCTAGACGAACAACAGAACGGCGTAGCCCCCCAGCAAAGCGAATTTGTTTTTGAGGGTGGCGATGATCCGCGAAAGATGTTCGACAAAGTACTAGAAGGCGATCTGGATACTGCCAATGACTTGTTTTCCTCGATGGTGAGCAAAGCCGTCAATGCAGGAATTAGTTCCGCCACTCAAGGCATCGAGACACGCGTTCGAGATCAGGTGAAGCAGGTCCAACGGCAACAGACTGAAGGTGAGGTCGCCGAACAGCTTGAGAACACTTACGACTTTTATCGTGCTGACAGTGATGACTACGACGAAGGCTTGGTCGAGGAGACTTTAGCGATCCGAGATAGTTTTATAAATCGCGGGTACGAGCCAGCCGATGCAATGAGGCAGGCTGCTGATTACGTCATCAGGGTTAACAAACCCGAACTGATTGCTACGCAGGAGGCAGTAGCCCCCGCACAGCAAACCAGAAACCCCAACGCGGTTCAGAAGAATGTAGCAGCCGCCAATCAGCAACCACCATCCTTACCGACTTCTACCCAAGGCAGTAAAGCCCCGCCAGAGATAGATCTATCATCTTTGTCGATAGAAGAGTTCGACGCTTTGCCTAAAGCAACTTTGGCGCGTCTACGTGGCGATACTTTCTAGGTGGTGCCAGTTTGCGGAGAGGGGGTCTCCGCGATAGGAGGCAGGGGGCTTCGGCCCTCTCCTCCACCTTTTTAATACAGGAGCACATACGATGCATGTTGGAAAAAACAAGAAATGTACATTGAACGCCAGTGGGCCAAAAAGCAGACCAAAGCCAAAGCCACCAAAAACTAAGGGATACTAATAGCTTGTGTAAAGTATAGGTAACGCTTATAATTCGATATACGTGGGGTCTACGATAGTGCCTAGTTGACCGACTTACTTCAAAGACGGGCCTTGGTTTCAGCGCCGAAAAGCTGACGGTGGATAGGTCGCTCCGTAAGTGACCACGCAGACTAAAATTAATTTAATGGAGGCCGATAATGGCTACTACTAATTTTGCTGCGCTGACCTCTGAGCAGAAAACCGCATGGAGTTTAGACTTCTGGCGGATGGCCCGTAACAACAGCTTTATTAATCAATTTGCTGGTTCGGGCGCGAACTCAATGGTTCAGCGCGTAACGGAACTTAAAAAGTCCGAAAAAGGCGCTCGCGCCGTACTTACCTTGATTGCTGACTTAACCGGTGACGGTATCGTCGGGGACTATACCCTCGAAGGTTCAGAAGAAGCGATCAACAGCTACGATAAAGTAATCCGAATTGACCAACTCCGTAATGCAAACCGCATTGCTGGTCGTTTGGCTGATCAAAAGTCAATTGTGAATTTTCGAGAAACTTCACGCGACGTTTTGGCCTACTGGATGGCTGACCGCATCGACCAAGTAGCGTTTTTAACGCTTGCTGGCGTTGCATACACTCAGAAAAATAACGGTGGTGCTCGCGGAGTCCTTGCTACTGGTAAGAACTTGGGCGACTTAGAATTTGCTGCTGATGTAGCAGCGCCTTCTGCTGATCGTCACTTCAAAAACACTTCATCTGGTTGGGTTGCTGGCGACACAACTACAGATGGACACTCCGTTATCACCTATTCTTCTCTTGTTCGAGCTAAAGCTCTTGCAAAAGACCGATATATGCGCGGTATTAAAACCGGTGCTGGTGAAGAAGTGTTCCACGTTTTTGTCACTCCTCAAGTCATGGCTGACCTGAAACTCGATAACGACTACATTTCAAATGTTCGGAATGCAGCTCCTCGATCTAAGTCCAACGAACTGTTTGCTGGTACTTCTAGCACAATGGTTGATGGCTTAGTCATCCACGAGTTCCGTCACGTTCCCAATACCTCTGCTCTTACAAGCGGTAACAAGTGGGGAGCCACAGGCACTGAAAACGGTTGCTCCGCTTTAATGTGTGGCGCACAGGCTTTGGGCATGGCCGATATTGGCAACGCATACTACGACGAAGATATGTTCGACTATGAAAACCAAACTGGTATTTCAGTCGGCAAAATGTTGGGTTTCCTGAAGCCTCAGTTCAACTCTATTTATAGTGGTTCTACTGAAGATTTTGGCGTACTCCGACTAGATATGTTGTCTAGCTAAGTAGCACCCCCTCCCGCAAAGGGAGGGGTTTACCCCCTGCTATGAGGTATTTGTATGAACGAAATTATAAGCGACAAAGACATGCGTGTAGCCTCATTAACAGGCTTTGTGATGCGCTTGACTGCGAACGAACCGAAGACCCCACCCAACGAAGAAATGCTCATGCTTGCGTTGACGCAAGGAGCGCGATACGTGGATGGTAAAACTGCACCCGCCCCGCCTACACCCAAACTCAGTACTGAGGCCGAGGTGTTTGAGGAAGTGAAGATGGCAGTCCAAGGTGTGTTCGAAGCTGGGGATCGAAAACAATTATCACCCGATGGTTCTCCCAAAATGGGCGTGATTAGAAAAGAAGTTCCCGCCGCAACAGTCGAGATGCGTGACAAAGCAGTTAGAGAGATAGCACAAAGCTAATAACTGGAGAAGCCGATGGCTATATTAGGAACGGAATTAATCGACAAAGCGCGTCGAATTCTACAAGACACGACTACTGGGGGCACCCGTTGGCTAGACGCCGAATTACTCGGCTGGATCAACGATGCTCAAAGAGAGATCGTTTTAATCAAACCAAACTCAAACTCACTTGTGGCGAGCCATGATTTATCCGCCGGTACGAAACAAACACTACCCGCTGGTGGGTTGACCCTGCTGTCTGTGATCAGGAACACTGGCACAAATGATAGCACCGATAGCTCTGTGCGTCGGGTTGACCGGAATATTTTGGATTCTGAAAACCCAACTTGGCACGGGACCACTGCATCAGACACGATCATCCATTACATCTTTGATGAAGATAACCCCGATGTTTTTTATGTGTACCCGCCTGCGCTGGCAGCATCATCCGGTGATGCCGCGTTGGAGCTTTCATATTCCTCCGCCCCGACTGACTTGGCAAACACAGCCGCTTCGATCGCCCTGAACGATATTTACGGCAACGTAATTCTCGACTATGTGTTGTATCGGGCCTACTCCAAAGACTCAGACTACGCAGGTAACGCTCAACGCGCTACCAACCACTACACTGCGTACAACAATTCTTTGGGCAACCGTGTCCAAGTGGAAAGCATCAGCTCCCCAAATGCAGACCAAACAGGTCGCTGGGACACGAGTAGAGCGATGCGCTGATGGCGAACTTTTCGGATTTTGTCCCTGAAGTTCTTGCAGCCGCCCCAGACTGCCCTAACCCGACGATCATTCGAACGGTTAGGGCTGCTGTGCGCGATCTATGCGAAAAAGCAGATTGCTACCGCTACACGTTAGAGGCGCAAACGGTACTACTGGGCTCTTCCGATGTTGAGTTAGATGTGCCTGCGTTTACAACGCTGCACAAAGTAATAAAGTTGACGTTAGGCAAGAATACGCTCGAAGCCACATCTGTGACACTTGAGAACGACCGCGACCCAGAGTGGCGGACTCGTATTGGCACGCCTAAGTATTTTTTGCGCTCAACTGAAGATTTGAACAACGTAATAATTACTCCGAAAGCTGAAAAAGAATACAGCCTCGTCGGGGAGATAGCTTTAAAACCCTCACTTACCGCCACCGCTATAAACGATGTTTTTGTAGACCGTTTCTATCAAACCATCATCGATGGCGCTATTTATAAGCTGCTGATGATAGCAAGCGCACCTTGGTATAACCCCCAACAAGGAAGTCAACACGGCGCAATGTTTTTACAGGGCGTGAGTGCGGCTTCGTCGCAGGCTCAGAATGACAACACTCCAAAAAGAAGAATCGTTAGGTATGGTGGTATATAGGGCAGTCGATGACGACCTGTGGGATTTGGTTGCAGGCGGGGAGCTTATGCACGCCGAATCGCCTGTTTTCAGAGACGTACCTTTTGTAAAAAAAGAAGCCGCTGCTTTTGTATATAGCCATATCCACGACGACAACAAGTGTTGTTTTTTAGCAAAAAATGAAATGGGTATCTGCGGCGCGATGTTAGGCATGGCAGTACCCGCGATGATGGGCTTAGAACTACATGCCCACGAAGAGATTCTTTACGCATTACCGCAAGAAAGAGGCGAATCGGCAGGCAAAAAATTGATGGAGGCTTTTATCCACTGGGGAGAAGCCAAGGGCTGCAAAAGATTTTGGACGGGAAGTTCAACTGGAATAGATACCAAAGGCTACAACCAGTTAATCGACCAGTTTGGTTTTACAAAGGCAGGCGAGGTCTTCTACAAGCATGGGTGATCTAACTAGAAATTTGAGCCGAAGTGAATTTGAGTGCAAATGCGGGTGCGGCTTTGCAGCAGCAGACCATGAATTAGTAGAAGTGTTACAAGAAGTACGCGATAGGTTTGAAGCAACAACTGGAGAAAAGAAACCGCTGATAATTACAAGCGGCTGTAGATGCCCTACTCACAACCAAGCTGTTGGCGGGGCTAAAAAATCCAACCACATGCTTGGGATTGCAGCGGATTTTATGCTTATCGGGGTTGAGCCGAGCGACATCTACGACCATATCGACGGCGCATTCCCAGACAAGTATGGGCTAATACTCTACCCGTCTTGGGTTCACTTAGACATGCGTAAGACAGCATACAGGGGACAAAAATAATGTGCGGAAGTAAACCGAAAGATCCCGGCCCAAGCCAACAGGAAATGGCTCTGGCTACAATTAGCGCAGCCGACTACCAACGCTGGGCTAAAAAGGGCGCTCCTCTGGAGGCTTTCAGTGTAGAAGAAGCCACAGATCCTAATGTTCTTCGCGCTCGACAATCGATACTCGGCGGTCGCTCATCAGGCGATGTCGCACAAGCCGAAGTTGGGGCGCAGTATGCGGCTCGACAAGCAGCACTGCGAAGCGGCCAAGGGCTAACTTCCTCAAGCAACATGCTACCTATGACTGACACCAGTGCAGCAGCGCAAGTCGGGGCCGCACAATCGGCAGTCAGCGGCGCGATCGGGGGCCGCAATCTACAAGACGCCCAGCGACTCAACAGCTTGCAGTCTGGCGCTAAACAAGCTGGGAATATGTATAAGGGATTAGCAGGCGCAGCAAGACGCGGCAATTCACGGAATATGACTGAACTTGCCAACAAAGCGCAAGAGAACGCGGCTCGTGGACAAGCCTTTGCAGACGTAGCTAAAGCAGGATTCAAGATCGGGGCGAAAAAGTACGGTGAGTACAAGGATGGACAAGAACAAGCAGCGAGAGATGACAACATAAACAACGCCGAAAACGCAGATCTGTATTACGGCAACATGGACAATAGGTACGCATAATGCCTTATTACTACACACAGCAAGACGGCGAAGGTACACCGAATATCCAAAACGGTAATCGCCCATACGATACTCAAGCGCAAGAAATCATGATGGATGGAGGGGGTTTTATCGGCCCCGGACTTGGACCGGGCGGCGGCGGACGCGGCGGCGGCGGGTTCCTCGCTAACTACTATGCAAATCAGTATCAAGGGCAGAACCTTGATCCGGGCAGCAGAACCAACGGCGCGGCAGGGCTATCCGCTCGGTACGGGTTCAACCCCGGATACATAAACCCCAATGACCCAGACTCAGCGATGAACACCATCCTCCGGGGTGAGAACCAGTTCCGCAATAGATTGTACGGTCCTTTAGAAGACCAGATGATCGCCTCTCTCGGGCAAGGGGAACTTGTGCAGACCGCACGGGACTCCGCAGCACAATCAATGGGTGGCGCGGCAAACCGATCTAAACGCATGGCCTCTCGCTACGGCGGGTTGAGCACTTTGCAAACGTCGGAGATTGGCCGTAAGGCTAAGTTAGGCGATGCGACTGCGACTGCTGGGCTAGTCAACAATGCCCGGATCGACCAGAACCAACGTGACACTGAGGTTCGGCAAGGACTGGTGAATTATTTCAGAGGTGTGCAGGGCAACGCTATGGGCGGTCTCGGTGACGCAGCAAACTCTCAGGTAAGCCGAGAGAACTTAGTCCGACAACAACAAAGCGCTAGACGCGCTCAAAACATAGGCACGGCGGGGTCTCTCACTGCCGCCGCATTAATGCTAGCTTTCTTATAGGTGATTTATGGCGCGATACGGATATGATTTTTCATCTGGGGTGATGGGCTTAATAGGACAACGCGAAAGGCTAGCTGCCGAGCAAGCTATGGCGGAAGAAGCTCAAATCCGTGCGCTCGAAGAACGTCAGATAATGGAGCAAGGGCTGTCTAGCAGAGCGCGTGATAAGGCTAGAAACGATATTGCATTCCGCAACAACGAAGCTCGCATTACACAAGAGAACGAAGCCCAACGCGCTGGCTTTGACGCGGATGTAATAACCACTAATTATGAACGCGGGCTTGCTGACGCTAACCGGACTCGTACTCAAGCCAAGCGTGAAACACTAAGCAAAGGCTTAATAGGGCAATACAATTCACTCCCCGGTGTGCGAGGCGATCAGCCCACAGGCAGGGAAACCGTAAACTTTATGATGAACGCTATCGCATACGCGGATCTTCTCCCCGACGGAGACCCTGCGAAAGCAGGGATAAAGAATGCGGGGACTCCTCAAGACGCTATGCGTTACATGGACAATTCGCAGGCGACAATAGGTAGAGCGGCATACGAGCAGCCCACGAACCTCGTTAAACGAAGGAACCAAAACGACGCACTGGGACTAGCTGCTGGATATGGCCCGACTCAGACTTCAAAGCCTAACAACCCTGGAGCAACTTACCTGAAAGCCAGTGAGCAAGGGCAAAGTTTCTCCGACTCTATTAATGCATACGTTGCAGACAACCCTGCCATACAGAGAGACATTCGTGCGCGATCCGGTGTAAGAGACGACTCAGAAATTACTGCCGTGCCAAATGGCGACGGTGAAGTATCGTTTATGGTCGATTCAAAAAATACCTATGCAGTGGACCAAGCCCTAGGACGCGCTCGTTTACTCAGAGAAGGCAACATGCCCGTGAATAATGGCGAGCGAGTCCAAGCTATGAATGATGGACTGCGGGGCAAAATGCGAGCTGCGGAAAACTGGCTAGACGGCAACCGAGACGTTGCCCCCGGCGAGCAAGTGACCAGTAAAGTACCTCTCACTATGGGCGGAGGCAACGCGACTGACGAAGGCGCTATGCCCGTCTCACTTAGCAAAGGCGCAGTCGATCAAATTATTACTGAATCTCAAAACGCTAAAGATCCAAACGAATACGTGGCTAATATGTGGGTGTGGGGCGAAGCATCTCCGCTACTTGACCGCGACGATTTCGACACGATATACGCGCAAGCATATACGACATCTAACGGAGATCCCGACAAACTTGCAGCAGCACTTGCAGACAGCATTAAAAAGGTCAATATCGCCGATTCTGGAGGGCTTGCTGATGAGGCCGCTGATGCGATGGCACAGGCCGCTAAAATGCGTGATGGCACATATACCGCTTCTCAACGCCCTGCCACAGAAGCAGCGAGCACAGCAACAAACAACGCACAGGTAATGCAAGCGCAAGGTAATGAGCGCAGGATGCCTGCCGAACAAGAATTGCGGGACAGGAGTTTAGGCAGAGACCTCATGGAATCGAGAGGCACTGATGCTGCTGCTCCGGCAGCATTTGTCGAGGCCCAATACAAGAAAGGGACCGAGAAAGTCCAACGGGCGCTCGAAGAATCGTTCGGTGAAGCAGATAACTTCTGGAGTTTTACGGATGGCGGTTACAACGCTTATGATGAAGCTAAAGGCACGAATGAGGAAAGCCGAAACAAGTCCTTGCTTGCCGATGCTAAAGTATCGATCACTAGCAACCTCGCCCCTTGGAAAGCGTATTTCGGAAAAGAAACGCTTACTCAGCAGGATTATGCCGAAGCAACCGCTATTTTTGCATTTATACAGAAGGACGCCCCTAAAGCCTTTTTCTCCTCCCAAACCGACAGGGAAAATACTGGGATTCTGGCTGTTAGTTTAGACGCGATAAAAGCTGCCGCTAAGAACAATGCAGAAAGACTTACGGCTTTTCGGACAGCTACCCGCAACGCTAATTTAAAGTAGAGGCTCCAGCATGTCCGAGCAGGATGACGGGGGACTCTTTACTAACGCGTTTGGTAGAGGTGTAGACCAAACCCAGATGATGGGCTATGGCTTCGCAAATGCCATTGGCGATTTTTTTGGAGTCGATTCTTTAGAACGGTGGAGCCGAAAAGGTATCGAGCAGAACCTCGACGACCTGCGGCGTAACCCGCCCAAACTCGAATCATGGGACGATATAGACTCCCTAAGTGATTTCGGCACTTACTTCATCGAGGCTCTTGGTGAAGGTGCCCCTACCCTACTTTCGGTAATCGGCACAGGTGGCGCTGGCGGAGCAGCCGCTATTGGCGCAAGGGCATTGGGTAACAAAGCAGCAGCAGCAACCCTTGGCAAATACATGAAGCGCGAGCTTGGAAAAGACGCGATCAAAGAATTTGCTAAAGCTAATGCCAAAGCAAAAGCCAAAGGCCAAGTGTTTGGGGCAGCAGCCGGTTCCTACGTACTCAACACTGGTGAAACACAGGTCGGTTTTGAGCAACGTGGCCTCGACAACCCCGGCACCGCATTCATTACAGGTGGCGTAAAAGCTGCCTTAGATATGGTCGGGTTGGCGGGTATACGGCAGGCGGCTAGGGCCACAGGCAAACCGGTCGAAGGCTGGATCGACATGCTTTCCAATCTTGGATCGACATTCGGCAAAGGTGCTGGAAGAGAAGCTCTCACAGAAGCGATGCAGACTGTCGTGGACATGGGTGCTACCAACCTGATCGACCCAACCTACGAGCTTACAGACTACGAAAACCTAAAAGAGATCGGGGACGCTTTCTTAAAAGGCGGGATCGTAGGTGGCTCATTCGGCGCGGCGATGACCGTCCCAGCACAACTTTACGAAAAGTCCTTGTACGACAAGAGCAGGAAAGCCTCCGATCAACAAATGGAGAAAGATGCGTTTGGTTCTGAAGAGGAACAAGGACCGATAAAAGACGCAGACGATCTGGCTAATCAATACCCTGATCCAGAACCATACGAATCGGAAAATTCAGAACCTTCAGCGGAAGAGTTCGACACTGCCGTGGAGGATATCGAAAGTGCAACTCAACCGACACCTAGAACTCCACCCCTTGATGCAGGGGATGTTGTACCGCTGCCGGAAGGCGAGACTGATATGCAGGCGCAAGCTACGGCGCTTGAGAATCCACAAAGCACCAAAAAGGCCATGTTGGTAGTACCGGGCAGTTTTGATCCTTACGAAAACGGTCGCCCACCGCCACTGGATGTAGAAAGAATAGCGATGTCTAACGGTGATGTCGTTTATACAAACGACGAAGCCACAGCAGAGAAGGTACTAAGCAATGAACCGTCTGATCAACTCTATGGTGATATTTTATACAATAATCCGCAAGGCAAGCCGCAGGACGCAAGCCTTGTGGTTACAGCTACCGATCCCGACACGAACGGCGTTGCTTTTGAAATGGCAACAAATGAGGAAGGACTTGGCGCAACGCTTGAAGAAGCTCGTTTCCAAGCAGGATCGAACTTAAATGTAAATGTAATACAGGCGGAAGACGGTGTTAGCGCCGCGATGCAATCTATCGCAACTCGTATCTCGAAGCTCGTAGATACAAAAGCTAATGGTCAGGATGAGGTGTCGGTACTAGCAATCGCGCAATTCATGAACACGCTCACCAACGATGCGAGCAATGCGGGCGATGTGAACACTGTCGGTAGGCAACAGTTATCCGCGATCACCGAGGGTTTAAAGAAAGATCCGGTTAATACAGCAAACCAGATTAACCAGTTCGTTTTTGAGCAGAATGCAGTCGAGCCAGAACCTACCCCTACTCGCCCTATGGAAGAGGCGCTTACAAATTTAACGAAACGAAAAAAGGGCAAGCAGCTTTTAAATACACGGTTAACTGAAGCTCTGACCGCCAACACGGAAATGACAGAGGAAGAAATAGCTGCCGTAGTCAACGCAGACATTCCGCAGCAAGCAGCATTTCTGGAACAGTTCGACAACGCAGACATTGCAGAAGCTATTTTAGGGGATACGCCTCAAAACGCCGCCGAGCTTAGAGACGCTAGCATTGAGCAGATTGGCCCAGATATAAAAAATGACACGTTCGACTCCACAGTCGAGAGAATTATAGCGTCAGAGGAAGGTCTTGAGTTTAACGCACGAGGCAGTAACCACATCAACAAGGTTGATCTTAGCTATGGATCAAAAGCAGAAACCCCACAAGATCAGGCAAGTTTTGAGAACGCTACTTTTAACAATGTCGTCATCGCTTACAAAGAATTGCAGGACTACCTTAAAGACGATAATCCAATTGTATCTCCACCGGTACGGGCGGGTTCCGAAGGAATTCTGGAGTTTGCGCCAGCTTCCGTTGTAACCAACAAACTTGTAATTGAAAACAGAAAAACCCCGCAGACAAACATCACACGGGGAGTGCCTTACACAACACCTGACTTACTAACCCACGATGTTTCTAAGAAAGCTGTGAAAGATGGCAAGCTAAGAATGGGCCTGACGAACAATAAGAACCCTGCGATACAACAACGTGCTAGGGCTAGTTTAGTTTATGCAACACCGCCAAAAGCCAAAAAACCCGTGCCTCTTTCCGTCACTGCTTTGACGGATGGTGGCATCGACATGCTTGTGGGGGAACGGCAAGAGTCACAGCAAGCTACCAACACCAACAAAGGCGAAGGCTACCTGCGGATGGTAGGAGAGCTTGAAACTAGGGGCTGGAAGTTCAATAAGAACAAAGAAGGCGAGACTGAGGCCACCCTCCCCAACCAAGTGATATACCACGGGAACATTGTCAAAAACGATCCCGTTTTAACGCTTCGGAAGTCCAGAACTACACTTTGGGCAGCGCAGAAAAAGTCTGAAACCGAAGTCAGAGAAGAACGCGCATTAGAAGCAATGGAGACGTTAGATGCCTTAACCGAGCTAGCCAATCAAGGCGGCTACAATAAAACTATCGTGCCTAGAAAGGTGCGGAATAACCAAGAACCACAAGCTGTTCCCACCGAGCCTTTTCTCATCGAGCGATACAACGACGCAACGAGGAAAATGGAAGAGGCCAAGATCAAACAGATCAACGCCGAACGCTCTAAAGAGTTCAAGCCAAAGATGGCGTTTACCCCCAACGTTGAAACCGGACTTTGGGGCAAAGCAAGGACCGAAATAGAAAAGCGCAGAAAGACCGGGCAAGAACAGCGCCCTGAAGTCGAATTTGCAACGAACGGCAGCGACGTACTAGACCGACAGCTCAAAGAGACAAGAAAAGCTGAAGATAAAGAAAGGCAGGACACGTTTTACGTTGAGACGAATACTGGAACTGCGACCATTGACCCGAAGGCACCCGCAGAACGCAAATTAACTTGGCAACAGAACCCTAAGCTTTCGCCGGAAGCAACCGAAAGCCTCGCGCAATTAGACAAATTTTTAGACGAAGAACGCACTGTTTCACTTGAGTCAAGAACAGGAAAAGGCAAATCAAGAGTCGGCCAAGTACAGGGCATAGGCGAAAGCGTTACTCAAGACGATGTTGACTACGTGAGTTATGTTTTTAACCAAGCTGGGTTAGACACAGGCGAGGCAACATCTTTCTCTGAAACAAAAATTACTGTGATGAGTTTAGAGGCCATAGACTCTATGGCCGGACCCACGTTGGTTCCTTGGCGTAGATTTATAAAACAGCATTTTGCCGATAATCCAAATACAAGGGCAACCACGTTTGGGACAGGTAAGCGAAGGATAATTATCATTCGCCCTTCTACCCA